GCATATATAGTTGATTTAGCAACCGTAGATTTTCTAACTTGGAGAAAGAATGAAAAAGAAAACGGTACTTATTGGCTTAAGATGCATTTCCCCACAAAGGAAGCAAGATATATTTGTGATAAGTTTGAATTAGCAACTATCATAATGGCATGGACTAAGATGCATGGAAAAGAATTAGATATAGATATAAATAATTTAGGTGATACCTATGGGAATAACAAGTAATAAAGAAGAAACAAAAAAGACTAACTTTGGAAAGAAACAAGAAGAATTCAATTCACGTTTTAGAAAGTTAATGGAACAGAAAAGACAGGATAAACAGAGCAGAATGGTATTAGGTATTTGGGGAGAACCCAAGACTGGTAAAACTGGTATTGCTCTAGACTTTCCAGATAGAAAGATATATGTTTTAGATTGGGATAGTGGTGTTGAATCTACATGGATTGAATGTCATGATGCAACAGAAAGAATAGAAGTATTCGACCCTATTGTTCAAGACAATGATAATAAGATTGACATTACTTCATCTGAAAATAACTCACATGACTTTATTCGTTATGTGAGAGGACAGATTGAATCTGGAGAAAAACCTATCTTTGTAATGGATGGAGTAGATACATGGTTTGAAAAATGTATTTACAAGGTTAATCCTAATCCTACTGTTGTAACTAAAATGATGCCATATCAATATGGCCCAAGAAATAAAACCTTCTATTATTTATTGGAAGCAATCTTTAATCTAAAGTGCGATGTAATCTATATTACTCACGAAACTGAGAAGTATGTAGATAATGTTGCTACTGGTATTCAACCTGCTTGGAAAGATTGGGGCGGTAAACTAGAACAAGAAATACATTGTTCTAAGAAGAAAGTAAAAGGTCAAATACATTTTATTGCAGAACTAGTAGGTTCTAGAACTAATGGTAACTTAGTTGGAACTAGATGGACTGTTCGTGAAGGTACTCCCCCTAATATAGTTTGGAATGGTATTTCTGAACTAAAGGAGGGGAATATTTGAGATTTGCAGCCAATACAAAACTCATATCAGAAGCACTCGAAAGTATTCAAGGAAAGGGTAAGTATCTTACTTCCTCTGGTTTTACAAACAATTCTATGGGATTGTATGTCTATATGAAACTAGAAGGAAGAAGTCTTAATCTTTGGAATGGTGATTCTACTTTTGGTATGAATATTACTTTAGAAGTATTGGGTGGAGAAGATGGTGAGTTTATTTGTAATACTAAAACTATTCTTCCGTACCTTAAGAAGTTCGGAGAAGTAACTTTATTTGAAGGAGATGATTTTCTTAAGTTATCTTCCGATACTAAGACAGCATCAGTAGCAAGAGTAGTTAATCATCCCAACATGGAAGTATTGACGAGGCTTAATACTATGTTGGAACATATCACTTATGTAGAAGAACCCGAAGAACTTCCTGCTTTTGGTAGTTCTAATTATGAAGGGGCTTTTACTTTAGAACAATCTGTATTTTCTGATTGTATTTCTTCATGTGAGTTAGCACAACACGGTGCATATAAATTAGATTATAATGGAACATCCGTTGAGTTTTCAACTGGTGCTACTATTCAGAATCAATTTAAAGAAATAATTTCTCCAGTATTTAATATCGGAGAACCTGCAACTCTCGAATTTTCGGGGCCACTACACAAGTTCTTTCCTAAGAACAGCAAAATAAACTTTTATGTAAAGGATGAGTTTCCTCTTCTCTTAGTTAGTGAAGATAGGAAATTAGTAAAAGCACCGTTTTCAGCGGGGAATTAATATGATAATAAGCGCATTAAATAATGGAAATATGATATACACTTCATATAGAAATAAAGGTAAACTAGTTACAAACTTAGAAGAGTTTAAGCCATACTTTTATATTTCTACTAATTCGATTAGACCTACGACATATAAACCTACTAAGTATATTACTAGAGACTTTGAATATGAAGAAGGAGAATGGGTAAACTTAGAAGGTCAATCCTTAGTTAGAGTTTATGTTGAATCTGCTAAAGATATTAAGATTGCAAAGAATAGTTTTATTCAAACTTATGAAGCAGATGTTCCTTTAGCATTTAGATTTGCAGTAGATAAATTAGCAACATTACCAGAATATAATATGCGTAAATGGTATTGGGATATGGAATGGCAACAAGGTGGAGAACATCATGATAAAATTACAACTATTGTAGTTTATGATAATTATGATGAAGCATATTACCAATGGGTATGGTTTCCTGATGCAACAAGATGGGTTTCTGAACCTATTAATAATGGTAAGCACGAAGGAAGTAAGTTTACATTTGATAATGAAAGAGACATGATTGATAATTTTATGTCCTATTTTTCTTATTTAAATCCAGATATGCTTATTGCTTGGTTTGGTAACTTTGCAGATATTCCTAAACTTCTCGACAGAGCGTGTGCATTGGGTTTAAATCCCAACGTCATATCCCCAACAGGGGAGGTTAAAGGGGTCATACCTACGAGAAATGGACATAAGTTTCTGTATGCAGAGAAGGGCTTCGGAACAATCGAACAGCCCATAGGAGGGCGCATAACCCTCAATTTAGACCTAGCCTTTGAACGTCAATGGAATGATTCACAAAGAGGAACTTTGCCTTCAATGTCTTTAGATTATATATCTGAATTAGTTCTTAATCGTAAGAAACTAGTTTCAGAAAAGTTTCCAGACCCTAACGAGTTTTATCGTAGAGCATGGTTAGAAGATACTGAAACATATTTGAAGTATGCTTTAGTCGATGTTGAACTAATGGTAGAGTTGGATGAAACTAATTATTGTAGCGAAGCAATTGTAGCATTACAGAGATTACTCATTGCTCCTTTCAATGCTTGTTTTTATGCTAGCCATATGGGTTCAATCTATTTTATGCGTAACGCTGAATGGATTGCTCCTACTGGAGTTAGAGTAGAGAAACGTCAAGAATATGATGGTGCTATGATTTATGACCCTCTTAGTGAAAGTACAAATGGTTTACATCTTAATGTAGCGGCTTTCGATTTTGCGGGTCTTTATCCCAGTATGATGATTGCTAGAAACATTTCATTTGAAACCAAGAGTACAGAACCAACTGAATTCGGGGTTAATATCTTAACACCGAGAGATTTCAGCGAAGTCAAAGAAAAGAGAATGTTATATTATAAAACTGACAAACTTGGTTTATTGCCGAGAGCAGTTCTAGAACTCAAAGAATTGAGGAATGAATATAAGCGACTTATGAGAAAGGCAAGAGATGAAGATAATAAATCAGAATACGTTAAGTGGAATAACAATCAAATGGCAGTAAAGAGATTAATGGCATCATTTTATGGCATTGTTGCTTTTCAAGGATTTGGTTGGGCTGATGTAGATTTAGCCGCTAGTATTACTGCTAGTGCTAGAGAAGCAATTAGATTAGCCGCATTTAAAGCAAAGGAGATGGAATAATGGGAAGAAGTTCAGGTAATAAAAGAATTAAACAGAAACTAACAGAATTTCTACTAGAAGTAGAAAATCCTAATAATTTTACTGTTGATGAAGTAGTAACTATTTACGAAAATAAGTTCGGTACAGTCTATAATCATAGACGAATATCATCTTTATTAACTCCGTATGCAACGGCACATGGAACTAAAAAGTTTAGGCATTGGAGAATAAGAGACAAATGGAGGCATTTATTTGAGGAAGAAAATAGTAACAGTTGAAGTAACATACGATACAGAAGAAACTTGGGAAATTACCCAACAGGAAATAAAGGAATTATTCTTAATGATGAATAACTTAAAGCGTAATGCTATCATTTTAGAAGTTGAACAAGGTGTTAATCATGATGATGGACAAGACGAATGAGTTATTAGAAGAATTGCTGGCTATGATAGCAAAATCAAATAAGATATTAATGATGGTAAATATCGTAAACATAGCAACCATTGTAACAATAGTAACGGTGATATTATGAGTAAAGAAATAAAAGAAATGAAAGAAGAAATTAAAAACCTTAAGCAAATAATCAAGAGACTTGAAGTAGAAATAGATGAGATATGTAATTCTAATGTATCTATTCATTCTCTAGATAAGGATATGAAAATCATTAAACAGGAACTAATGAAGTATTCCGAAGGAAAACTGTTTTTTGAAAACGCTTGGTGATATAATGAAAGTAGTTTATGGACATACAGATTCTATCTATGTTCAGATTGATTCTATTGAAAAGGCTGAACAGTCAATCAAAGAGATTGAAGCATCAGTTAGAGAACATTTTCCTAATGTATTAGGATTGGAACAGCATCCAGTTGTTCTCGAATTTGAGAAGTATTACTCTGCATTAGGTGTAGGAACCACAAAGAATAGAAATGCTGGTTTAGTATCATGGGAGGATGGAGTTTGGTTAGACGAACCTAAATTCACTATGACTGGTTTTACTGCTAAAAGAGTTAGTGAAACTAAACTAGCGAAAGAAGTTCAGACAACTACTTTGAAGATGTGGATTAATCAGAAGTCATTGACTGAAATTAATTCTTATCTTACAAAGAAGTACACAGATATTATGAACGGAGAACTAGATAAATCTAGCATTATCAAGAGAAGTAGATTGCGTAAAGAGAGATTTACAGTAAAGTGTCCCGAATGCAAAAAGAATCATACATTGAAAGAGTGTTTAAACATTAAGTGGTGTGATAAATGCGGTACTGAGCCGAAGTTATTCTTAACAACTAAATACAAGAAACCCTCCATTGGGTCGGGCATCGCAGGTATTCTGTATGCTTGGGAGAAAGAAGATAAGACTTTTGATGATTCATATTTATTTATGAAAGTAAAAGATGTTAATGATGTTTACACCCATCCATTGACAAAAGAAAAGAGAGAAGTAGAGTACGTTGCAGGTACGTTGTACGAAGATTTCGACAACTATACTCCGAACTACAAACACTACGCAGAAGAAGTGATTAAAAAAGCAACGCCTGTTTACAAGGCTATGAATTGGGACATTTCTTCTATACGAACAGGAAAACTACAAACAAAATTAGACGATTGGTGGTAATATGAATAACGATGAAAAATATAATACGGTGATTTCCTCAATGAGAGAGTTCACATATAAATGGCAACCAGAGAATTACGAAGACCCTTCTAAACCTATTCTAAAGATAACTAAATCTTCTTTAGGCAGTTTCGATTGGTGTCCTAAAAAATACGAATTTTCTTACAGACAGAGACTACCTCAAGACCAAACGGAGGCTATGTTAAAAGGAACTATCCTTCACAATCATAGAGAAGATTTCTTCAATATCTTTGACTTAAAGAAAGCAGAAAAGATGAACAATAGTGAAGTATTAGAATACTGCACCAGTTTAATGCCTGTTGATGACTACTATGATATTTCATTGACAGTAGCATCGCTTGAAGCACAAAGATACATCGAAGCAAGAACAGAAAACAAGATAGATGAATTCTTGCCAGTATGTAATGAAGGAAAGTTTGATGCAGAAATTACAATACCTGCAAATATCAATCCTAAATTCCCTTTACAAAGGGATTATGTAATTCACATTCAAGGAATTATTGATAGAATATTTAAGGAGAATGGAGGATTGGTTCCTTTTGAATACAAAACTGGAGGGTGGAAAGACTGGAAGAAAACATCTATGCGTAAAGAAATGGCATTCTATGAATTGTTATTGTTAAATGCACCTGATGAAGTTATGATTAAGAATGGATTAGACCCTAATGACAAAGTAACTCATTGGGGTTGGTATTATCCTGCGGCTAATTACATTTATGCAGAGCCTAGAAAAACTAGGTCAATGACTTCTGTTATGAATAACATCGCTAAACTTATTCATCACTATGAAAGGAATACATTTCCAGCAAAGTTCTTTTACAAAACTTGCGCTCATTGTTCTTTCTTTGGTATTTGTGATGAAGCACAGGAAGATACATGGGTTTGATGTTATGAAAGAACTTATAGAAAAAAAGGTATTAGCAAAGAATTGGACATTCAATGAAATATCTAATTTAACAGAGACCATTAATCTCATATCTAATGACATCTATTCAGAGATGACATTGATTGAGAGATTTAAAATGATAGAAGATTTAAGAATAAAAGAATCTTATGTAGGTCAATTATATACTGATGTATTGAGAGAGATGGTAAGAATATCTCTCAAAGCAGAAGTAGCAGGAACAATAAAAGTATTACTGAATACTGCAACAGTAAATTTTGGAGGCAATAAAAATGAAATTTCCGAGAGAAGTATGGGCGGGAAGCCACATAAAGAACGCACCACAGATGAGAAGAAAGATAGTTCTATCGAAGAATGATTATATCTCTTTTGTTAAGGCACAAAATAATAGAACAAATGTATATACTACTGTCTATGATTTTGAACACTTTAGCGAAACTGCTAAGATAGAGTCATCTGTTATATTGAATAGAATATTCTTAGACTTTGATGGACATGATGGAGATTTGAATAATGCTTATCGAGACATTAAAATTATTATGGATTGGGTTATGCTTGAAGATATTAAACATACTTTGTTTTTCTCAGGTAGAGGTTTCCATTTATTCTTGGATGGTAAGGAAACAGAAAGCATTAGGAATATACAGGCTTACTTTAAAAGGGTGAAGAATATGCTAATAGCAAAGGTCGGCAAAGATATTACTTTAGATGATAGGGTTGGACAAACAACCCGTTTGCGAAGAATTCCAAATACTGTTAATATGTCATCAGCAGATAATAACGGTAATCCTTTATTCTGTATTCCTTTATTTTATGATGACCTATCATTGCATCTAAATGATTTGATTGCTTTAGCCTCTAAGCCTAGAGGTATTCCCTTTAGAAAGGTTGGTAATAACTTGGTAGAGTTTCCTGAACAACCCCCCATAGAAGCCGTAGAAGGTGAGATTAGCGTTCCGTTTTATGAAGGAAAACTTCCATTGTTGCCCTGTTTACATAATGCAGTAATGAGCGAGAATCCTTCGCATATGGCGAGAGCATATTTAGTATCTTGGTATCGGGATTTACTAACTCAAAGAACTAATCTATCATCT